TACACGTTCTCTCGCTGGGCCAGAATGGCCAGAATCTCATCGAATGCCTCGTGAATGTGGACATCACCAAGTTCCTTGGTGTCGCCACCGATCTTGACCTCGTGGGTGACACGCTTGGTCGCAGCCACTTGGCGCTCAAGATCTGCGATCTGGTCGGCCAGCTGATCCTCGACCTGACTGACCATGCGCTGCAAGTCGCCTTGAGTCAGCGTAGCTGGCTTGTTACCGTCTGGACCTTCCAGCCATAGGCTGATCTTGTCCTCGACAGGCATCTGTGGGGACAGGCGGTACAGTGTGCAAAGCATGGACAGAGCGGAACGCTCATCACGAGACAGGCCGTCAGCGATCTCTGGTAGCCCATGTAGGCCAGCAGCGTCGGTCACACGGACTAACCTTTCGGTCAGTTTGTTTAGACGGCGTGGCTCGATTTTGGTAGAATGATCGAACATAGTTCGTACTCCTTTGTTGCGTTTAAACAGTAGCGGAAACCTAGTCTGTGACTAGGCATCCAGCGAGGTGGCAGGAAGGACAATGCGACTCAGCGGTGATGGTCGATTGCCATTTGAGCGAAGCTCGTGCGGTGAATCCGCATTCGTTGCAGTGGATCTTGAGCATCCGAGTGCCTTGCTTCTTACGAAGATTGGCGTCGATCTTGGCGTGGGGATACTCTCCGAGTATGTCGGCGATCTCCTTTAGCGTCTCCAGCAAAGCTGGGCCAGCTGGGGTCTGCGTCATCGGGGCAATGAAGCCTACGGCTTTAGCGATACGGACAAACTCGCCCTTGTGGCCACAGTCGATGCCAGCCCAAACATGAATGAATTCATGTAGCAGGATACGCAGCACCTCGACAACATCATCCACTAGTGGATTGATGAATACCTCCATGGTGCCATCGGCACTAATGGATGCGTCGAAGGCCTGACCTAGCACGACCTTGCCTGTCTTAGATCCACGATACCCGATAGGGAAGCCGCAGGACACACGGTAGCGGCGGGATTGCCAAGCGTCGGGTGAGATACCAGCATTGGCAAACACCATCTCAAACAGTAGAACAAGCGCAGCTTGTAACCATTCTTCTCTCGTCTTGTATGACTGCATAGCAGTACTCCTTTGTTGCGATTACTTAATGAACACAATCGAGAACACCGATGGTGTTCTCTGTTCTGTTCACACATAAACATTAGTGAATCTATCGTCTAGTCCGAATCGCTTTCTGTGGCGATTCTCTGGTGCATTACGGGCCTCATACCGATCTGCGAACACACCTAGCCGGTTCACTCCGTTAACGCTATTGGCTCCCCTGTTCACGTTGCTGACGCTATCCCAGCGTTTCACTTCGTGGCAGTGGAGTGACTCCAGCGCCCCGACATCCTTTTCCCAAGCCTTCACGATGTTGCCTTGCACCCAACATCAGCTTGATCCGCTACGATTAGCCGTACACCGTAGCACCGGTACCTGACCGGAGGTCGCCTTCACCCATTCAGTGATCGTCGGTAAGCTGGGCTGGATGGGCTGCCCAATCCGTCGATGCCAATCACTATGCCCAGATTTCGGTGCCAGCTGTCAACTATTTTTTTGCAACTAAGTTTATTACCCTACGGGTAACTTTTGCAGTTTAAACGCTCTACGGGTACGCTATGGGTAAGCAGGTAAGCGTGAAAGAACGCCTATTCGCTAGGTATGTGGCCGAAGGCCGTACACAGGCGCAGAGTGCGCGTATGGCTGGTTACACCAGCAACCCAGATAAAAAGGGGAGTGAGTTGGTTAAAAAAGCCGAGGTCGTAGACCTAATTAATCAGAGAGGCGCTGAATTGGCCGCAGATAGGGCTGTTTCCCTACGGGATCACCTCGATACCCTTGCATCACTCCGTGATGAGGCGCGTGACGCTGGGCAATATAGCTCCGCTATACAAGCTGAACACCATCGTGGCAAAGCCTCTAGGCTTTATGTGGAGCAACAACTGGTCGCCAAGGCGGATATGGACTCACCTACGGTGATACTGGAGCGTTTAAACGGGCTGCTCTCGCGTGAATCGGACTAGCGGGCGCATAATGCGGGCAGGAGTCCCGTGTGCATGGCGTTTACACGCCCCCACACCCCCCCACACACCTGCACACAGCGCAGGAGTCCCGCACATCCGTATACATACAATTTCCAACATCCGATGACCCCACTTTTGAACTACCCCCTACCCCCTAAACTGCAATAATTGTTTACATACCTGTATATGCATAAAATTTTTAAAACAAAAATCCATTTTGTAAAGGATATTTACAATATATGACAACATCTATTGCAGATCAGCTGGCTAGTGTGCAGAAAATGTTGACACCAGAGAAGTTGTCAAGCTTATCTGCAAGTGATAGGGCGCAAGTATTGGAGTTGATGGGTGCATTGGAGTCTTCAGTACGCAGAGAGCAGTCTCAAGATAGCTTTCTAACCTTTTGCGCGTCCGTATGGCCATCGTTTATGGAGGGTGGACACCACCGTAAGATGGCAAAAGCCTTTGAACGTGTCGCTAGTGGTGAGTGTAAGAGGCTTATGATCAATATGCCCCCTCGTATGGGTAAGTCTCAGCTGACTTCTTGGTTATTGCCAGCTTGGATTATGGGCAAGATGCCTGATAAGAAGATTATTATGGCTTCTCACACCGCCGAGCTTGCTGTTCGCTTTGGTAGAATGGTAAGAAACCTAATTGGTAGTGATGAGTTTAAGGATATCTTTCCCGAAACGTCCCTGACTGCTGACTCAAAGGCGGCTGGTCGCTTTGATGTATCGGGTGGTGGTGAGTATTTCTCTGTTGGTGTGGGTGGTGCAGTAACTGGCCGTGGTGCTGACTTGTTAATTATAGATGACCCGCACTCAGAACAACAGGGACAGCAAGCAGATCCTAAAGTATTTGATTCTACCTATGAGTGGTTTAGCTCTGGACCTCGTCAGCGTCTACAGCCGGGGGGTGCAATCATTATTGTGATGACCCGATGGAGTCAGAAAGACCTGTGCGGTCAGATTATGCGGGATTCTATACAGCGTGATGGGATGGATGAGTGGGAGGTTATTGAGCTTCCAGCTATTTTACCATCTGGCAATTCCCTATGGCCTGACTACTGGCCCGTCGCAGAATTAGAAAAGCTTAAAGCAGAACTGCCTATATCTAAATGGGAAGCGCAGTATCAGCAACAACCTACCTCTGAAGAGTCTGCGATTATTAAACGAGACTGGTGGCGCTTATGGGAAGAACGTCATCCACCGGATGTGTCGTTTGTTATTCAGTCTTGGGATACCGCGTTTATGAAACATGAACGTGCAGACTATTCTGCCTGTACTACATGGGGCGTGTTTTATCACGAGAATGATGAAGGCATGTTGGCTCCTAATATAATATTACTTGACGCACTCAAAGAGCGCCTAGAGTTTCCTACTCTCAAGCAACGTGCGTATGAGATGTATCGGGAGTGGGAACCTGATGCGTTTATTGTGGAAGCCAAAGCTGCGGGAGCGCCTTTGATCTATGAGCTACGCGCTATCGGAATCAGTGTGCAGGAGTACACCCCAAGTAGAGGCAACGATAAGGTATCAAGAGTAAATGCTATCGCAGACTTTTTTGCATCAGGTATTGTATGGGCGCCACCAAAGCGATGGGCAGAAGAAGTGATTGAAGAGTTTGCATCCTTTCCTGTAGGAGATCACGATGACTTGGTAGACTCATCTACTCAGGCATTACTTAGATTTAGGCAAGGTGGATTTATAGCCCTTGACCATGATGACATTGAAGAAAGCCAGCCCCGGCGAATTGCTAACTATTACTAGCGCGTTTAAACTCGCCACAAGAGGAACATACTATGGCTGTAGATAAACCATTAGATTCTGCTCAGATTGCTGATATGCAAGAGCGACTCAATCAGCCAGCAATGGTTGTTGAGATAGAGAACCCTGACTCAGTATCCATTGAGACTGAAGATGGCGGCATGATCATTGATTTTGATCCAAAGGTTTCAGCAGACGATGCGCCTTTTGATGCAAACCTCGCTGAGTATTTAGATCCTTTAGATTTAGATATGTTGGGATCAGAGTTGGTCTCAGCTTTTGAGGATGATCTATCTTCTCGACGCGACTGGGAAGATACCTATGTTGAGGGCTTGGATCTTCTTGGTTTAAAGATTGAAGAGCGTACAGAACCATGGCCCGGAGCCTGTGGCGTACACCACCCCCTACTTGCAGAGTCTGTAATTAGATTTCAATCTCAGGCAATAGGCGAGTTGTTTCCTGCATCCGGCCCAGCAAGAACTAAGATTGTTGGTGAATCTAATGATGAGATTTACAAACAATCGAATCGTATCCAGCATTACTTGAATTATTTATTGACTGAGGAAATGACAGAGTTCCGTCCTGAGACAGAACGCATGTTGTTTTCTTTGCCATTAGCCGGTAGTGCGTTTAAGAAAGTTTATTATGACATAGCCATGGGCCGA